TGTCGCGCCTTTGGCAAAATTGCCGTTTACCACATACCCTGATCCTGTCGGGGTAAAGGGCCGGAACCCGCCTGACTCGCGGATATCAAACCCGTACAGCCTGCCGAGTATGCCCTGCCGCAACAGATCTGCTGTTCCCGCTTCATTGACACGGAACAATACTCCGTTATTCCGGAGGCTGGCGGCGGCTGTGGTATTGAGTACCAGGTTTCTGCCGAACTGCGGAGCGCCGATGTCGTTCATGATTTTTACCAACTGGGCGAAATCAGCCATATTGCTGCCGGGGGCGAACGGGGTTGTCTTTGCAGTCCCATAAGCGCCGCCCTGTGCGCCGGTATGCGCTTCAAGACAGACATCTGATTCCATTTCATTGGCAAGAGACCGCATCCGCTGGGTAACCTGATCAAGGAAAAGCTGGCGTTTCTTGCTTCCCACGCCCATCTCTTCCTCGCCATTCCATACAATCGGCTTGCCTATCCTGAATTTGGTCATGCGCAATTCCACATCGCCAAAATCATCGCCGGCAACAGTCGGAGCCGTGCCAATGACAATGTCCTGATTTTCTGCCGGGGGCGTAACAGGTATTCTCAATACCTGATCTTTGGCGACCTGATCGGCTGACATATCCCTTCTACATGCGGGAATTATTCCCACAAGTTCACGCGAAACTACCTGCATGGCAGCATAGAGTACAGGGATTAACCTGTTCAATGAATTCATATTAAACTCCTATTGGTTAAATTATTGCCCCGCCGCTTTCGCAAAATTCAGATTTTGCTTTTTCAGACAGCTTGTCAAACACTTCGCGGGCCATTGTGCTTGATTTGCCTGGCAATCCGTTTGAACCTCTTGCGCCGCCGCCGTTATTGATATTCTGCAAGTAGTGTTTCCCTTCCTCCGTTCCGAGGAAGTCGTTAAACAAATCCAGCATTTTTTTGCCGTCTTTGTTGACGTATTCATTCTTGCCGCCGTAATCATACGGCTCAAAACTTGCTTGCGGGTAATCGAAAAAGAACCTTTTACGGAGGCCGTCGCGCATATCAGGATAAATCGCCGTATTGGCGTTCATCAATTTGGAGAATTCTTCCCCAATGATATATTCGTTTTTATCCTTTGACAGGCTGGCGATCTTCGCTTCGTAGTCTGTTTTCAGCTTGTTGGTATCTTCAGAAATCTTCCCGACATTGTTTTTCCATTTCTCAATCTCTGCCTGAAAAATCTGTTTTTCTTTGTCGGGCAAACCCGATTCCAGTTTCTCATTCAGTTCCTTGTTGGATGTTTCAAGTTCGGTAAATTTTTCCTGAAGCTCCTTGTGGCTTTTTTCAAGCGCTTTTTTTTCGGCAAGAATATCATCCCGGTTTTTGACCAAGGGGAGATTCATTTTTTCATATTCGGCGATAATTGCGCCTATATGTTCGTCTGCCTTATCAACACCCTGAAAATGAGCCGCTAAAAATTCTTTATCAATCATGATTCAAACCCTCTTGCCATTGATATTTACCCCGCTGCTGCGTCCCCTGCTGGGATGGTAAATATAGATTTCCGTAATTAACACGCACTACTGCGCTGATCTGCTGATCTGTGCCAATACTTCATGTCTACAGGGTAAAAATAAGAGGGAATTTTATTTTGCGCAATTCGGATATATTTCTGTAGTGGATATATGTGATATACCCAAATAATTGCTTTAGTAAAATCTATGAAATTTCAAAAAGTGACAGATAGAAAAAATTAATAATTCCCTATTTATTCTGTTCTATTTTTTCAAACGCTCGCGTTGGATATAAATAATCCTCGTCTGTATCATCAATGATTCGATAACAGTCATATTCAATTGAAATCACATTGTATGTTTTCCCTTGAGTCAAGGTCATCGGACTACTTTTCCCAAGATAGCGAACTTTTAATCCAGATAATGCTTTACTTTCCATTCAACTTTACCTATATTTTTTGCTTGGTACCAATGCAATTCTGCATATCTTGTAGTGTCATCATCGGTAATATACCCTATACCTTTTACTTTACTCCAGCTTTCTTTTTTGGTCAATGATCCATCTTGTAAAGGATATTTATTAATTAATTTTTGTACATCTCTAATTTGCTCCCCTTCTGCGATTACTGTTATATCGGTAACATATGAATCCTCTTGTAAATGAAATTTATAATCATCTAATAATTGGTATGGACGTTTAACATATATTCTTGTTGCCATTGCACCAACACCGACTGGAACACGCATAATTCCTTCATTTTCCATAAGTTGTTTGAGATTTAATGTTTTACCATCTGCTATAAATGAAGTAATAGGAGTTTCCATTTTAAATAAATCAAACCTCGTTTTCCCCAGAATATCCATAACCACATCATCGGGCTGTGTCTTTAGCCATTCCTCATAAGTCATGTTGGCAGAGACAGGCCCGTCAACGGAGGCTCGCATGTCTTCATCGTCAAACTCTTCCATGCCCTTTATCACCGGGAGCCACAAACACCGGCAGTTCGGGTGCTGGGGAAGTTCTGGATCATCCGGCGGCTCAGAGCCTTCAAAAATCTGGTTGTCCAAAACCCCGCATTCAAGGCAAGTGCGGCTGTCGAGTGTCCCGACATACCTGTAGCCGCTGAACAGATCGCTGTTCTGCCTGTACGTCTCTGCCCTTGCTTCCCCGGCTAAGTGGGCGACCATCGTCTTTGTATTTGTTTCCAGTGACTTGCGGAGCGTCTGCATCTGCCCCGGCTCCATGTCCGGGACGGAGCCTAATACTGCGCGGTTTATCTGTTTTGCGGTAAGCCCTGAAAGATACCCGGCACGTACATTGGAATCCCATGTTTTATATACATTGTCCCCGAATGTATTCAGGTAACTCTCGTATGTTTCTTTCCCCGAGCCTTCATACCTGCCGAAACTTGCCGAAGCCCATACCTTCGCGGGGGCGGGGAGTTCAAAGTCAACGGTAACCCCTGCGGCCTTGATAGAGTTTGCCACAAACAGGGTTTCAACCTCAGCCAAGCCCTTGAAATCCTGTTCCACCTGATCGCTGAGTTCCTGATTCAGATCATCCGTTATTCTCTTTAATTCCCTTTGAATTCGGTAATACTTTTCCTTCGTTTCAACCGCTTTTGCCTTGTTGATTATTCCCCTGATTTGTACATTGGCGGTATCAAGTATATCTAATAGTTTTCTGGCCTGGCTATTGGAGTAGCGGATAAGATTAATTCCATGCCGGAGATAGATGTCTTTTAATGCGGCGCTGCCTGTTTTGCCGTCACTGTCGTATGCTTTTGCCATAATTCAGATTAAGCATTGCCGTCTGGCCCATGGCCTCCCGTGGCGTCTGCTTCAATCCCCTTCAAAAACTCATCAAAAGTCATGTTCTCCGGAACCATCTCGTTCTTTTTGAGGCTATCGAACCATACGCTTCTCGGTATCTCATCGGACTGCCGGGCAGTATACATAATTGACAGTATCTGGGCGGAGAGTTCAGAGTAGTTGTAGTCGGTATTTAGCTGGTATGACCAAACATCAGCATCTTCATTCGGCAGGTTCCATTGCGCCATCAGCTTGACAGCCAGTGTGATTTTATTGCTCATAGCCCTGGCGAAGGCTCCAAGAACCCCATGTTCAGACGCCCGGTGTATCTGCGCGACTTCCGCTGTCTCTACGCCTTTTTTCTCCGCTCCAATGGCCTGTATTCCCAGCTTAGCCATTCGGTCAAGGCACCCGTTAAGCGCGGATAAAAGCTGGCCCAGACCAGCCCCGGAAAACTCCAGGAATTTCACATTGACGGCAGCAATTGAGCCGTCACTATTTTTCTGGCAGAAAAACTTGAACTTTGATCCTCCCATTACCATTGTTACGGGAGTTTTTTCTTTCTTTGTTTTCTTGATGCCGTTTTCAATATACTCCCTTTCTTTTTCAATGGTCGGGGGTTCCATATTTTCGGCAATAGGCGTGGGGACGCTTGTAAGGAATAGGCCATTTTCATATTCCGCCGTTTTCTGGTAATGCCCGATGTTCTCAAACGCAAGCCCCAATAGCATTGACTTTTCAGGTATTTCCCCAGGGCAGGTATAGAACGGAATAAAATCAAGATACTCCCCATTCATCCGGGGGTAGATAGTTTCGGCTAACACAAATCCTTTTTCCGCGCCGTCCTCTTTGACAAACAGCCTTTGGATATATCTGTTGTTCTCATCAAAAGACAGCACCCGGTATGCTTCGGTTGTTATCGTGCTGAATTCGTCTGCGGGGTCTTCTGTTTCAATATCCTCCCTGAGAATGACCTTCGCCAATTTATTGATACCGTCAATAAAAGAGTAGCGCCAATTATACACAGCCTCAGCGGAGTACCATTTTAAATACGCAAACCTTTTATTATCGGCAACCGATGTCCCATCGGGAACAGGGGAATGATCAACCAGTATCCCGCCCCACGGCGCTTGCATGGCATCCCATGTAATGTTTGAAACAAATTCATCAAGATTTGTTCCAGATGCGTCAACATCATCCAGCATTAATTTAAAAGCATCTGATATTTTGTCAGCGCCGGTCTGCGCTGGGTCTTTTGTAAATACATGCCCGAATAACCCCTCGGCTGTCCTGCTTGTGCCGTCAAAGAATACTGCCCTGGCTTGATAATTTTCGTAATCCTCTCTGGTCTGCCCTGCCGGGCGCGGGAGGTATAATTCACCGCCTTTTTGGACAGCGATCTGCCCTGTTACGCAATCGCGGACAATTGCCCATTGATGGAGGTTATCTTGATATTCTTTGTGCTGGGTGTTTACTGGCATATAAAAACTATATGCCCAGTTTCAAGGCGGGTACAATTCGGAAGTATTTCCGTAGTATGTTTGAACTATTCTAAATTAGATATACTTTTATTACATAGTAGTAATATAAATACATCTGATATTACAAATGTTAGTCTTGCTCTTTATTTATCAATAATTATCTTTGATCATCTGAATAAAATCTTTTTTTTATTTATGCTATCCCCTGAATTACTCTCAGCGATCTCGGTATATTGGGTATGCTTGTTACGCGCCCTTTCTTTCGCAGATTTTCAATGTATGTGGCAATTGTAGAATTGGACAAGCCCAGGCCATCGGCTATATCAGCCAGTGAAGGGCTTATGCCATTATCTGCATGGTACTGATTAATATAGTCATATACTTCCTGCTGGCGTTTTGATAAACCTTCCATAAAATCCTCCCATATAATTGTTTAGTATATATAACCATTGTAATTATGCAATTCGTATATATTAACGTAGTTTATATATAAGCATTAAACCCAAGCAGTTGCAGCTTCGCCGATACTCGATCCTGTTTCCCTGCAATACCCGGAATAAAAACACAGCAGCAGCGCATCGGCCTTGTCCGGCGACCTGCCATAGCGCTTCTTGAATTCGTCTTTCGGCTCAATCTTCCTTCTCCCGATTTTGTCATAATCATATTTTCTGCCCGCCAGTTCTTCCATAAGCTGCGGATCATCCGGGATTGAAATCTCTTCAATTGGCAACTCGAACCACATTTCATCGGCAACAGTGCTGTATTTGTCCTTGTTTTTAGGGCTGCCACCGAAATTAATCGGCACTACACTGGCTCCCAGCCGTTTCAAATTGTCAGTTACGCCGCCGCCGACCCCGGTATCGTCAACTTTTATCACAACGTCCCTGTTTTGCCCTGCCATTAACCAGACAGCGTTGGCGACTTGCACAGTGTCTTTTTTCGAGTATGTTTCATGCGCTACTACCGCAGCGCCCCTGCGCCGGTATATCTCTGTTTTGTCATTTCCAAACCGGGCAACGTCAACGCCCATCTCGTCCGGGGCGGTCTCTGCCGCCTTTCTTTCCATGGCCTGCCTGACAGAAACCCGTGACAATACGGCGTTATCCCCCTGTACCCTGGGCTTGCCGCCCCATACATGGAGAGCTTCATCAGGGTTATTCCTGTAAGCTATTTCCATTTCAATTTGGAGTTCTTCCGGAAACCATGGATTGTCTGTTTTCCCCTGCTCAAGTTCTATCCGCAGAACATCATCTCTATCAGAATCCCAATATTCCGCAATTACAGGGTCTTTTTCAGCTTCACGGTTAAGAGTTACCCATAATTCAGAGCCTGTTTTCCGAAGTGTTGGCAATAAAACCGTCAATGATTCTTTTGATATTGCTGCCGCTTCCTCCAGCCAGAAAATATCATACCCTTCTAAGGATTTCATTTGATCGGCGGCGCGCATATCTGCCAAGCCCCGGAAAATGATATGGGAACCAGCGGGAGAATCAAGGTATTCCCTGGTTATTCTCCAATTTGAATAGCGTAAGCGAATAATAGTATCAACCATAAGCCGGTACGATGATTCTTCAAGTGATCTCTGAATTTCCCTGAAACAGCAGATTCGTAAAGGTTTATAATGGGCTTTTTGGACAAGCAGAGAAGCGACCGACCATGACTTTGCCCCAGCGCCCCGGCCCCCATGGGCAATTTTGATACGGTACGGCTCCCGGAAACACTCCATTTTGGGAGAAACTCGTTCAAGTTCCTGCTGGTTTATAATTTCAAGGAATTCTTTCTGCTCATTTTCTGATAAGTAATCAAAATTATACATTTACCTTCTGCATAAATTCATCTATTCTTTGCTTCCGCTGCTCAGGCGTCATATTTGATACGTCCTCAACAGTAGAATTTATATCGGCTGTAATTGTCTGTTCAATGCGATCTGTCCAGCCAAATCCCTGCTGCTTTAACTTGAATATGGCAAATGCCGGGGACAGATGCCCGACCATGACATTTTCCTCAATGAATGATTCTTGTTTATTATTCATCATGTCTATCAATTCACTAAAATACTGGCCCAGCGGTTGTTTTTTCTTTGTATCCGCATTTTCCTTTTCATTCTTTGCCCATTCGTACATTCTTCTTTTGCTTATCTTATTTATTACGCAAAATTTGGGCATTGTGGGGTATTCATCTTTTTCAATATATAGTTTTAAAGCATCGAGAATACTTTTTTTCTCTTTGTATGAGTATTTTATTGGTCGGCCTACTTTTATCTTGTCCATTTTTATAGTGCGAAAATCACTTTTTTCCTGTCAGCTTTGATATAAGCTCAATCGTTTGAAGATCGCCTTTCAAGGCCCTGCCAATCAATGACTGGCAAATACCTTCAAGATTGGTAACCATTGAGCCGTCTTCTAGACGGCATTCAACTTTTGCCAGTTCAATCTCCATCTGCTCAGCCAGTTTTGATACACTTTCAAACATTGCCATATTACCCTCCCAATGCAGGCGCTTTTATCTACAGACCTGCAAACCGTGATTAGGTTCCGGATGTAGCTGTACGCCCGGCTCCTCTTCCGCCCCGTGTGGTACCTCTGCCCCTTCCGGTAGCGGCTCTGCCTCTTATCGCTCTGCGCGCCATAATGGCTCCTTTGCTATATTTCAACGGTTTTTACCGTTATAGCCTGAAATTTTCAATCCTCAGATACATATCCTCAACCAGTTCTAATTTATGCTCCTTTAGCCAGTTATCCCGTTCTTCCCTGGTATCAAATACAACAGAAAAGAAAAACCCGGTATCAAGTTCGGATTTAAAGTCTTTTTCCCTCTGTTTGTGGACTTCATCAGCCTCTATTTCGCAATCCTTTTCGAGTTCTTCAAGGCCTTTGATCCCTATTTCGGGTTTTTTAAGCTCTCTTACCATATCGGATACATCTCCTTTGGCATGGCATACTTTGAAAATTGGGTTAATCTGCTTTTAAAATGCCGGTTTAACTGTGAATATTTGATCCGCGCCCCTTGTAAGCCAATTAACGGGAATATCTCGGTTAATCTCTTGTATGTCTCTGGACAATTATTTTTAATTAAATTGATATACCAGGGCCGAGGCCCTTCCCAGGATATACCCCATAAACCGTATTCTATGGGAAGCAGACAATTATACTTGTCTAAAATATCTTTTATATCGCTGATTTTATAGCTTGCAATAGGGTAAAATTTATCATTGAAACTGACACCATGCTTTTGTAAATGCTGATACCTTCGCAATCCATCAGTGTATTTCAAGCCTATATGGAATATTACATCACCGCCTATGGCGTCTTTTATTAATAAGTCAGTCATATCATGGGTATATAAATCAAGCTCTGCCATTTCTATATTATTTCTGAATTTTTCCCTTGCTTTAATGGGAAGCTGGAATAAAGCATTGTCTATATGCTCCGCCCATAGAGTAGATGAAACCTGATAAATTTTTTCATTAAAGCGGTTACAAAACCAATCCATGTAATTTTTAACCATTGGAAGGTCTTTCAGAAAATAGTGATACACAAGGATTGGATCAATCCCGTTTTCCTTTAATTTGAGATAAGCCGCAACAGAATCAGCCCCACAGGAAAAATGTAAAACATTAATTTTCCCTTTCAAAGTCTTTACTTTTTCATTGAAATCGTTTTCCAACTGTTCATTCATATCAACTCCAATAATAACCCAATAGGAAAAATAAACAATACGGACATATATTCTAAGAACATATACCCGATACAGGGAAAACTTTTTTTATTAAATCATTGAAATAGCCTGGATTCTCTTCCAAAACTTCCCGTTTCATCTCATCTATTTTCTCAATAACAATCCCTTGCATGATACTGCCCGGGATACACTGAAAAGCAAGGGTTTCAAGTTTCAGTACTTTTAATCCCTTGCTGTATTCTGAATTGTTTAGAATTTTCATCATTCTTGTGCTTGTTTTCATTCCATTACCCCGCAAACTTATAAAGCAAAGAATCGCCATTAATATACAAAGCCCTGTTATTGTATATCATATCCCTTGTTCTTTCATTGGAACTCCCGGCAAAAATTACCTTATACCCAAAACTGGAAATAAACTCTTTCGCGGTCTTTATGGTGAACCCTTCGCCAAATTTGGTATAATAGTTTTTTTTGTCCTTTTCAAAAATAACGAATTTCACTTCATCCCCCTTAATTGTATGCGCCTTCCATCTCGGCATGGGTGTAAAATAACCCGTCTTTGTCCTGGATATATGGATTTTCATACCGCCCGTTAAATGTAAAATGGTACTGTGCATGTTTATCATTGAATGCTTGAATCCATGTTTCAAAATCAGTGTATTGGTTAATGTAAAATGCTCCGTCATAAATATGGCCTATTCTCCAAAACCCATTGACATATTTGATTACTGGTTTGCCAAAATCAACTTCTTTCCTGCCAGCGGGCTGGCCCATTGCGTTTAATCTCATTTTTAATCCCTCGCTCCTTCCAAAAATTTCTCTTCATCAAAATTGTCGCCATTAATGCAATGGAAAAATAAATCTAAATTATGGCGGCATCTTTCTTTTTCTTCTGTGATTGCCTCGTCAATCTTTTCCAAAGCATCCCAGTCTTTGCAATTCCAATCCTTGTCAAATAGCTTTCTGCGATCCCGCAAAAGTTTCTGGTAATATTTATTCATTTCTTTACTCCCTATGCTGCATACCGAGCGGCCCATTTTTCATGCTGTTTATCATAAGCAGCCCTTACTTCCGGGTAAAATTTATTATCTGGCTTTACATAAATCCTGTCTTTTTCAAAATAATCGGTCATTATGTCAGAGTCATTTTCAATATCGAGACCTTCAATTGCCGGAAAATCATTATAAGCAGTGGCATAAATTACAATTGTTTCACCGGGAAAACCTATATAACCAGCCATTGAATACCAGCCCTTGTATAATTCGCCGTCTACCTTGATGCCGTTATACATGAATCTAATCCCTTCCTGCGGCTTTTTCTTATCAGCAGCCTGAAAATTAATTATTTCAATTGTGGCAAATTCAGCATTATGAATTTTGGCCATTCTGTTTTTTTCGCGGTTTGTTGTACAGGCAGACAAGGGCCAAAAAGCTATATTGTAAATATTTTTTACTTCGGATCCGTCTTTTTTAATTTTTTTCAGGCAGTACTCATTACCCAGCCAGTCATTATCTCCAGGAGTATGTTCAATCCTGTAAACCCCATTGTCATTTTTAAAATATGCGCCGCTGACTGTAACCACATCGCCTGTTTTCATTTCTTTTCCGTTTTTGTCTGTTATTTTCTGGCCTCCAGTTCATTTAAATAATTACAAAGTTTTTCCACAGATTCTTTATCAGAAGTATATCCACCGATATGTTCAATATTTCCGCCGTGTATGGGTTCAGATATATCAAGTATTCTTGTGGCTATATGTTTATAAACATCGTCCAATACCATACAGGTTCTTTCCCATTTCCCTCTCATTTTTTGCCCCCTTTAAGAGTGACATAAGACCCACAAAAATATTCTTCGATGGTTTCGTAATTATGCTTTCTGGCATACCGATACGCCGATGACCGGGAGGCGAATGATTTATAAACTTCTTTCGCTCCGTCCTGGTGATAACCATCACCGATAAACCTGTAATCATTTCTTTCCATTTCTTTACCCCTTCAAAAATATTTAAGGCTTTTTCCATTGCCTTCTATCATTATAATATCGCTAGTGATATTATTTGTCAAGTGTTTCCAAAAAAATATTAAAAAATCTTACTTAATGTTTGTATAGTGGTCTTGGGGTTAAAAGTGAGTAAATTTTATACAGTTGTTCAGATATAGGGGGAAATAGTTCCTAAAATGATAATCTAGGCTTCTTTTTTAGGTCTGCCTCGTTTACCTATTATTTTTTTTAATCTCTCTATATCTGATTTTTCCCAAATATATACTTTGTGCATACCAGAACCCACATAAAATATTTCAAGAATTTTTGCATATTTCCTTACCGTTGATTCTGCTATACCTGTATATTCATGGACTTCTTTCATGTTCATTTTATAAATATATCGCTAGTTAAACTATTTGTCAACTTTACCATCGGACACATTTTATTCTGTCCACCGGAATATCCTCATCCATCCACCACGCCTCTCCGAACTGGTTGTGGTGATCAGGGAGCTTGTAGCACGCCGAACCTTCGATGTGA